GGATACTCGAAGTGCGCCACGAAGTTGAAGATATAACCGACTGGGCATTTGATGAAAGAGATGAGGTGATTAGTCATGATTGACTCCTTGAGATAATTGATTGGACAAGAAACAAAACAGCGGGCAAGCATCACGCTTGCACCGCCATCAGAAAGCAGGGAGAAATCTCCCCAGATTATTTGAATGAAACAGAATCACGCAACTGAGCAAGCAGAGCATCGAACTGTGCCTTAGTCAAGCCTGCGTCAATAATCTCAGCCACGATATTGCTCACCAACTGCTTGGGAACTGCGACCACAGGCTTACTGCCTGATCGTGAAGCCGTACGACTGATGTGATCGGCAAACTTCTTTGACCCTGCGTTAACAACCTTCTCCTCGTCAGGCGTGCGTTGCACCCTTGTCTTCTCGCAGACGGCTTCGGCTTCCTTGCGTGTGCAGTCCATGCGACCGATCACATAGTTCAGCACGAAGTCATACTTCCACTCGCCTTGCTTCTCTGCACTCAGCTTCACGTATTGCTTGTGCCAAGGCAGGCTTGCCTCTAGCGTCATGCGATCTGTGCGACCGATGCCCTCTGCGAATTGCTGATACGTCACTACTACTGTCGTTGCTTTAGTCATGGTGTTCTCCTTGAATTGACTAAGTTATGTGTCAGGGAGAAATCTCCCCGAATCGACTGAGCTACTTCTCAACCGATGCCTCTATTTTATCAAATGGGTACTTTATTCTGCTTTCGAGGCTGTTTTTGAATACAAAGAACCCCCACCCTACCCCCACCAACCCTATTTGGGGTTGCCACGGCACGTCCGCATAAACACTATTCCACACCCGCAAATCCAATTTTTCAAAAACAGGATCGAAATACCGCCATTTGGATCCCCCACCCCCCAAAAATTATAAAAAAATTCCAAGGTACCATGTCAAACGTTGGACACGACATAATAAAAAAATGCCCCGACCTTGTGAGCCGGGGCAAAAGATGGCAACTGGAAACCATCAAGGAGAAGCAATGACTTGCGCCATCACCGAAAAGAAGTGTACACTAACACCAACGAGGCAACAAGTGCGACGCCAGCACAAAACCCTACGCAATGCTAGAACATCTGATTAACGGCGAGTTTGAACCCAGCGTGGTCGACATGACTGCGGCTACGCCGTTGCCTTTTGCTGACGCAGCGCCAGCAGATATCATTGACGCACAAGTCCAAACCGCAAACTGGCTCAAAGAGCTAGAGCTAGACGATGATGAGGCAGAGTCCAAGGCAGACGCACAGGCGGCAAGAAACTCTTTCGCCTCACTGGTTACAGGACAGCCACCCCAGAACACACAGCAAGCGCTCGCTAACATCAAGGCTCCTGCTGCAGTGCAGCATTTAGTTGGGATGCTGACAGCCTACGATTGGGCGTTTGTCGAGCAGGCCAAGGAACTCAGGGGCTACGCAGTGGCGCAGATCCTAGAAGAAGTCAAACACCCAGACGCACGCATCAGGCTTAAAGCCTTGGACATGCTCGGTAAGGTCACCGAGGTGGCGTTGTTCACCGAACGGGTTGAGGTCAAGAAGACCCAGATGACAGACGTTGAGCTTGAGACGCGCATTAAAGAAAAACTCAACAGGTTCATGGGCGTGATTGACGTTGTGGACGTTGTGGAAGATAAAGATGAAGCCTGAGAACTTCACAACCCTGAGTAAATTGGAACTTGAGGCTATGGCCAAAGCTTTGCCGCACATGAGCGTCAAAGAAAAAATGGAGTTGTTTGAAGACTTAGAGCTTCGGGAGTCCCGCGCCAGACTACAGGCGGCTAAAACAAACATGTTGGGCTTTGCCCAAGCGGTATATCCCGGCTTTAAGATTGGCCCACACCACAAGAAGCTGGCCAAGATCTTTACAGATGTGGTCGAAGGACGTAAGAAGCGTGTGATTATCAACATCGCGCCGCGTATGGGTAAGTCTGAGTTCTCGTCCTACCTGTTCCCTGCGTACTTTCTAGGTAAGTATCCTGAGAAGAAGATCATCATGGGCACGCACACTGCGGGTCTGTCTGAGGACTTCGGGCGGCGCATACGTAACTTGATCGATTCAGATGAATACCGTGAAGTTTTCCCCCAAACAATGGTGGCAGATGACCAAAAGGCTGCCGGTAAGTGGTCTACAAGCGCTGGCGGTCAGTACTATGCTGCTGGTGTCGGGGGCGCTCTTGCTGGTCGTGGTGCTGATCTGTTCGTTATTGACGATCCTCACTCGGAGCAGGACGTAAAGTCAAACTCTAGACTCGCGTTTGATACAGCATGGTCTTGGTTCCAGACGGGCCCACTGCAGCGTTTGATGCCGGGTGGGGGGATTATCATTGTGATGACCCGTTGGTCGCTCCTAGACCTCACTGGGCGCCTGATTGACTACCAAACCAAGAACCCAGAGGCTGTTCCATGGGAAATTGTGGAGTTGCCGGCCATTTTGAACGAGGACGAAGAAGACGAGAAGTCGCTTTGGCCTGAGCAGTGGTCACTTGAGGCGCTTAAATCAACGAAAGCCAGCATCGACCCGCGTTATTGGAACGCGCAGTACATGCAGCAGCCCACATCTGAGAACTCAGCCATTGTTTCGCGCAAGATGTGGCGTATTTGGGAGCCGGATGACCCGCCAAGGTGTGAATACATCATTCAGTCGTGGGATACGGCGTTTGAAACAAAGAACACGTCCGACTACTCTGCGTGTACAACGTGGGGCATCTTCTACAACGAGGAAGAGAACGACTCGCCCCAGCTTATCCTGCTTGACGCATTTAAAGACAGGATGGCTTTCCCTGAACTCAAGCATGTTGCGCTCAAGCAGTACAAAGAGTGGGAACCGGATGCGTTCATTGTTGAGAAGAAAGCATCCGGAGGGCCGTTGATTCAGGAACTGAGGGCGTTGGGAATCCCAGTGCAGGAGTTCAGTCCATCAAGGGGCAACGACAAGATGGTGCGAGTGAACGCTGTTGCGGATTTATTCAGCAGTGGTAAAGTCTGGGCACCTGACACACGCTGGGCACGGGAAGTGATTGAAGAGTTGGCCGCGTTCCCAGTTGGGGAGCACGACGACTACGTGGACACGACAACACAGGCGCTGCTACGCTTCAGGCAAGGCGGCTTTATCAGTTTAGACACCGACGAGAAAGATGACCTTGCGATCTTTAACCGCCGGAAACACGAATACTACTAGGAACACACATGGCAACGAACATCGACAAAGCGCTGTACCAACAACCTATGGGCATTGACGCGCTGGGCGAGCAGGAATCTCCACTTGAGATTGAGATTGTTGATCCCGAAGAAGTCACCATTGGTATGGACGGGGTAGAGATCACCATCACGCCCGGAAAAGATGACGGCAAAGAAGATTTCAGTGATAACTTGGCCGAGTACATAAAAGACGGCACCTTGCAATCCTTGGCTGGTGACTTGGTGTCTGACATTGACAACGACAAGAATGGTCGCAAGGATTGGGAGAAGACGTACGTTGATGGTCTCAAACTTTTGGGCTTACAGATTGAAGAGCGCACGGAACCGTGGAACGGCGCATGCGGTGTGTTCCACCCCATGATTACAGAAGCTGTTGTGCGCTTCCAAGCTGAGACAATTACTGAGACGTTCCCAGCCCAAGGGCCTGTGCGTAGCAAACTCATCGGCAAAGAAACGCCAGAGATGAAAGAAGTGGCGTCTAACGTTGAAGACGACATGAACTACGAGTTGACGGAGGTCATGACGGAGTACCGTGCTGAACACGAGCGCATGCTCTGGTCATTGCCAGCCACAGGCTCAGCGTTTAAGAAGGTCTACTATGATCCCAATTTGGGACGTCAGGTGTCGATGTTCATCCCTGCGGAAGATATGTATTTGCCGTACGGCACAACGGATTTGGATACTTGTTACCGCATCACGCACGTCATGCGCAAGACCAAGAACGAGATCATCAAGCTACAGCAAGCAGGTTTTTACATTGACGTTGAGTTATCTGAGGCACCTAGAGACTTGACAGACATTCAGAAAGCCAAGGACAAAGAGACGGGCTTTAGCGATCTGAACGACGACCGCTACACCCTGTACGAGTGCCATGTGGACTTGAACCTTGAAGGTTACGAAGACAAAGAC